GGCCGAGGCGTACAAAACCCTCGAGCGCGAAGTCGAAAGCGTCGACGAACACCTCCCCCGCCTGCGCAAGCTCGAACAGACGAACCTCACCAAGGCCCTGCCGATCACCGCGAAGACGCCCGACCAGGCGAGCACGCAGCGCGGCGGCGGCGTCATTCAGGTGAAGTCGCTGCTCCCGAAGGGCACCGCGTTTACCCGCTACGCGATGGCGATTGCGCGCAGCCGCGGCGACAAGATGGAAGCGATCGAGTACGCGAAACGGTGGCAGGACACGACGCCCGAAGTCGAGTTGATGATCAAGGCGGCCGTTGCGGCCGGCACGACCGTTGACGCGACGTGGGCCGCGCCGCTCGTCCCGTCGGTGCAGCACCTGATCGACGAGTTCCTCGAGCTCCTCCGCCCCGCCACGATCATCGGCAAGATCCCGAGCCTGCGGCGCGTCCCGTTCAACGTCAGCGTCCCGTCACAGACGGCGGGGGGGACGTATGGATGGGTGGGCCAGGGCCTCGCGAAGCCGGTGACGAAGCTCGGGTTCGGCGCGGTGACGCTCGGCATGAACAAGATTGCCGGGATCATCGTCCTCACCGAAGAGCTCGTGCGCCTCTCGACGCCGTCCGCTGAAGAGACCGTGCGCCAGGACATGATCGCCGGCATCGCCGCGTTCATGGACGCGCAGTTCACGGATCCCGCGGTGGCCGCGGTCGGCGTGATCTCGCCGGCCTCGATCACCAACGGCACCGTCGCGATTGCCTCGAGCGGGACGTCGTCCGCGAACGCCGTGACGGATATCAAGGCGCTGATCGCCACCTTCGTCGCCGCGAACCTCGGCCTCGGGACCGCCGTGCTGCTGATGTCGGAAGCGAACGCCTTCGCGCTCTCGACGGCGCTGAACCCCCTCGGCCAGCCCATGTTCCCCAGCATCGGGACCAGCGGCGGATCGATCCTCGGGATCCCCGTCGTCACCAGCTCCGCGATGGGCACCAACATCGTGCTGCTCGACGCCCGCGGGATTCTCTACGCGGACGACGGCGGCGTGACGATCGACGTCAGCCGCGAAGCGAGCGTGCAGATGGACTCCGCCCCGGATTCGCCGGCGGTCGCGACGACCGTCATGGTGAGTCTCTGGCAGAACAACCTCGTCGGCCTCCGTGCCGAGCGGTTCGTCTCCTGGGCGCGCGCCCGTCTGGCGTCCGTCAAGTACGTCTCCGGCGCCGCCTACGTGTAAACCCCCGTCCGCGGTGATGGCCCGACCGCCGTCACCGCGTGTTTCTGAAAGTAGGGATTCATGCCTCTCGCCATTACGTGCACGAACGAAGAGCAAGTCACCGTCAACGCGAAGCCGCAGAGTTCGGCGGGGAAGCCCGCCACGATCGACGGCGCCCTCACCATCGCCGTGCTGAGCGGGGACGGCACCTTCTCGCAGGATCCCGCGACGCCGCTGTCCTTCAAGGCGATCTCGGGCGACACCGCGTCCGACACCGTCTATGACGTGTCGGGCGATACGGATCTCGGCGCGGGCGTCGTGACGATTCACGACACCGTGACGTTGACCGTCTCGAGCGCGGTCGCCGCGAACTTCGGCCTCAGCGCCGGCGTGACCGAACCGAAGGCGTAACGCGATGAGCGCCGTCACCGACGCGATCGCGGAGATCGACGCGCAGCTCGCGACCCTCGGCCCCGAGTACGAAGGGCTGAAGGACTATGCCCGGCTGAACATTCATCCGGACACGATGGCAGCCGTCCAGGCGGCGTTGGCGGTGTATGACCGCCGCGTCGGCCTGCTCGCCACGAATCGGGATCTGTTGAACCGGTTGCGGGACGACGGACACCCCACGCTGGCGGTGCAGCCGGTGACCGCGTCGGTCCTGGCCGACCTGCAAGACAACCAGGCCACGATCACGGCGGCGCTCGCCCAGTTCACGGCGGATCCCGCGGCGTCGCTCGGCTTGACGGCCGGCACGCCCGAGGGCAAGTCGTGATCACCGTTCGCTCGATCAAGTTTCACACCTACGACGGGATCGAGCGCCCGCCCAACGCGCGCTACACCATCGTCGACACGCCGCTAATCGGGGCGGCGGATCTCGCGGAGACGGTCCTGGCGCTCGGCCTGGCCGTGCGGGAGGATCCGCCCAAACCGCCGGCGAAGCCCAAGAAGTAAATGCAGATCGGGCCCTTCACCATCGCGCGGACGAAGGCGCTCCCGCTCGCGCCGCTGTCGAGCCGCGGGGGCGGGTCGTGGTGGCCGATTATTCGCGAGTCGTTCACGGGCGCCTGGCAGCAGAACGTCGAGATTCGCGCGGCCGACGTGCTCACGTATTCCGCCGTGTACGCCTGTGTCAGCCTGATCGCCGGCGACATTGCGAAGTTGTGCCTCCGGTTGGTGGAGCAGGACGAGGACGGGATCTGGACGGAGACGGACTCGCCGGCGTTCTCGCCGTTTCTCCGGAAGCCCAACCGCTACCAGACGCGAATCAAGTTCGTCGAGCAGTGGATCACCTCCAAGCTCACCCGCGGCAATGCGTATGCCCTGAAGCAGCGCGACCAGCGCGGCGTCGTCGTGGCGGCCTACGTGCTCGACCCGGGCCGCGTGACGCCACTCGTCACGCCCTTCGGTGACGTGTATTACGAGATCCGGCGGGACGACCTGGCAGAAGTCAAGGCTGAGTCGATCACGGTGCCGGCGAGCGAAGTCTTCCACGACATCATGTGCGCGCTCTATCACCCGCTGATTGGCGTCAGTCCGATTTATGCGTGCGGGACGGCGGCGCTGCAGGGCTTGAGCATTCAGAGCAACAGCCAGAACTTCTTCGCCAACGGCTCGAACCCGAGCGGCATGTTGACGGCGCCCGGTGCCATCAGCGACGAGACGGCCACCCGGTTGAAAGCCAAGTTCGAGTCGGGCGCGTTTGCTGGCGCGAATGCGGGCGGGGTGATCGTCGCGGGCGACGGCTTGAAGTACGAGCAGTTCACGATGAGCGCCGTCGATGCGCAGCTCATCGAACAACTGAAGTGGACGGCAGAGACGGTGTGCTCGTGCTTCCACGTGCCGCCTTACATGATCGGCGTCGGCCCACCGCCGCCCTACGCGAACATCGAGCCGCTGCTCCAGCAGTACTACAGCCAGTGCATTCAGAGCCTGCTGAACGCGATGGAGCTCTGTCTGGACGAAGGGCTGGGCATTGCCGAGCCCCTGGCGGACGGCACGCAATACGGCGTGGAGTTCGACATCGACGATCTGATTTGGATGGACACGGCCACGCGGACGAAGGCGGCCAGCGACTCGATTGGCGGCTCGGGCATGTCACCGGACGAGGCGCGGAAGAAGTATCTCGGGCTCGGGCCGATTCCCGGTGGCAAGTCGGCGTACATGCAGCAGCAGAACTACTCGCTCGAGGCGCTGATGAAGCGCGACGCCGGGGATCCGTTTGCGAAGCCGGCACCGCCACCCCCGCAACTGCCGGCCGCCGACATGACGCCGCCCGAGGACCAGGCCGCGAAGTTCGTCGCCAGCCTGCAGCGCAAGGCGCTGGAGGCGTTCCGTGTTTGACGCCGACGCGATGGCTGATGCGGTCGTCCTCGCCATGAAGAGCGCCGTGGCGCCCCTGCAGGCCACGCAGGCGGCCCTCCAGGCGCAGATCGGGACGCTCGAGGCCCGCTGGGCCAACCTGGACGCGCTGCGCGAACGGGTGGCGACGCTCGAAGCGCGGCCGCCGGTGCCAGGACCGCCGGGAGAACCCGGCCCGCCCGGGAAGGACGGCCAGGACGGCACGCCGGGGCTCTCGTTTGAAGGCGTCTATCAGGACGGGAAGAGCTACGAGCTCGGGCACCTCGTGACGTGGGCCGGCTCGAGCTGGCACTGCAACGAACCGACGACGAGCAAGCCGGGCGACGGCTCGAAAGCCTGGACGCTGATGGTCAAGCGCGGCCGAGACGGGAAGGACGGCAAGTAAATGGCCGCCATCCTCGTCACGCTCACGCAAGCGAAGACGCATCTGCGGATCACGACGCCGGCCCTCGACCCGGGCGACGTCGACATCCAACTGAAGCTCGATCAGGCGGAAGCGATTGTCCTCCGGTACCTGAAGACGCAAGCCGATCCGCTGTGGGTGAGTCCCGCGACGGCGCCGGCGAATGTCACCGCGGCGATTCTGCTCCTGCTCTCGAGCCTGTATGAGCTCCGCGGGGACAACCAGACGCTCAGTGAACTGACGTGGACGGCCATTGAACGGCTGCTCGTGTCGTTGCGAGATCCGGCGCTGGCATGACGATTGGCGACCAGCGCCACCTTGTGCTGCTGCAGAACCCCGGGTCGCCGGTAGCGGACGGCGACGGGGGCTTCACGCAAACGTGGGCCGACCTGGCGCCGCCGACGTGGTATTGCAGCATCACCCCGGCGTCGACGCGAGACCTCGAGCGCATCGCCGCGGGGACGGTGATCGCCGAGGCCTCGCACATCGTGAAAGGCCGCTACCGCGCGGACGTGACGACGAAGACGCGCGTCGTGTTCAACGGGCGGCGGCTCAACGTCACGGCCGTGGCGAACCCGCAGGAACGGAACGTGGACCTCGAGCTCATTTGCGTCGAAGTGGTGAACTGATATGGGCCTACTGGAACTCTTGATTCTCGTGCTGCTGATCGTCTGGATCACGGGCGCGTTCGTGTTTCCAGTCGGCGGCGGGCTCATTCATCTGCTGCTCGTGATCATCCTCATCGTGATCGTGGTGCGGCTGCTCCAGGGGCGGAACGTCGTATGAGCAAGGCCTTCGTCGTGTGGGACGGGCTCGCTGAGTACAAGGAAGAGCTCCGCCAGTTGCCCGCGGCGTGTCTCGGTGAGGGGCGGCACGCCGTCGAGGGTGGCGTGAACGGCGCGTATGTCGCCATCAGCACGGTTTACGGCGCGCACCGCGTCACGGGCACGCTGCAGAAGCGGTTGAAGATCACGCCGCTGAAGGTCAGCGGTCAGTACTCGACGGGCCTGGTGCTGACGAGTGGCTCGCCGATCGCCGTGTTGTTCGACCGTGGGAGCCAGGCCCGTCATTACGTGACCGTGAACGGCGTGGACCACGTCACGGGTCGGATGCCGCCGAACCCGATTTTCACGAGCTCCGTCGCGAAAGCGAAGCGCGAGATCGTCGCGAAGCTTAAAGAGATTGTGCTCAGACGCGGGGCAGTAAGTGTGACGGAGACGTGAGCGTGGTCGACTCCTCCGACATCGACGCGGCCTTGACGGCGAAACTCCTGGCCGACACGACGCTGATGGCGATTGCCACGGACGGGGTGTTCATCGACGAGGCGAGTCCCGGCGCGACGAAGTTCGTGATCATCTCCCTCGCCGACGAAGTCGACGTCGCCACGTTCGGCGGGCGGGCCTACGAAGACGCGCTCTATCTCGTGAAGTTCGTCGCCCTCTCGACCGTGGGCGCGAATGTGAAAGCCGCGGCGGCGCGGATCGACGTGCTGCTCGAGAACGGGACGATCACCGTGGCGGGTTACACGCGAATGACCGTGCACCGTGAAGCGCGGCTCCGACAGACGGAAGTCGACGCACTGGATCCCTCGATTCGCTGGTTCCACCGGGGCGGGCACTACCGGGCGCAATTCTCCATCACGTAATCGATCTGAAAGGCAGGGCAGCATGGCGATTCTCTCCGGCCGACTGGGCACCATCAAGTACGACCCCGCCGGCATCACGCCGGTCGCGCTCGTCAGCGTCAACGCGTGGAAGCTGTCCCTGAAAACGGGCAAGCAAGACGTCACGTGTTTTGGCGACGCGAACAAGGTCTATGTCCCCGGCCTCGCGGACATCTCCGGCTCGATCGGCGGGTTCTGGAACTCGACGAACGTCGTGCTCTTCGCGGCGACGCGCGCGACGGTGCCGGGCCTGCTCGAGCTCTCGCCCAACTCCAGCGAGCCGACCTTCAAATTCTCCGGCCTCGCCTATCTCGACGCCGACCTCGATTGCAGCGTGGAGTCCGCGCCGAAGGTGTCCGGCACCTTCATGGCTGCGGGTCCATGGACGGAAGCCCCGTAGGGCGCCGTCGTTGTTTCGCCATCTCCGCCTGAGCGGCACCACGGGCGCGATCCTGTGGGGCTACCGCCAGGCGGCCACCTTGCGCACCTGGACGATCCGCAAGGACGCCCAGGACCGCTGGACGCTGTCGGCGACGTGCGTGCGGGCGGAGCCCTTTCAGTTGCGCCAACGCCCGCTGCTGTTTTCGGCACCGCGCACCGGCGGGTTCTGGGCGTGGGGGATCGAGTCGATCGACGTGGGGACGAATCAACTGGTCGCGAAGCTGGGGCCACCGGAGCAGTAATCAAAGGAGACGAGCCGAGTTATGGGATTACGTGTCGTCCGCCC